GGGTGCAGAATCAGCACAAACAAGTTTTGCAAGTTCAGGAAGAGTAACGGGAGTAGTTCAATATATTGCATAAAACCTTAAAAAATAAAAATCATGATAGAAGAAATAATTTACATTAGCGGTTTCAATGTAAACGCTAATGGCTCAATTGAAGTTCGTAAAACTACGGATGTTGTAAAAGATGGCGTTGTAATCGCATCAAGTTTTTGGCGTGGTGTGTTGGCGGTAAACGACCCAAGTGCCGATGAGGTATTAGGCGTTGACACTTACTATGCTAACATCGCAACTTACACTTGGGGTATTGCACCCGTTCCAGTTGAAGAACCCGTTGCGGAAGTAACAGAAGAAGCATAATGGAACATTTGCAACAACGATTAGAGCAACTCAAACAACAAGAAGCGGGTTTGTTGATGCAACTTGATGAAATCAAAGTTCTTATCAATGCGTATGAAAATACGATAAAAGAAAAAGAGTAATGACCGCCCCAAAAGTAAAACCAAATGCCTTGCCCATTTCGTTCGACCAATTTAGGAAGAATCCAGTTGCTGCCGTGGCTTTTTGTATGCTTTTGGCTGTTTCTTATCTTTACATGGACCTTCGTTCGGGCTATAAAGAACAGATTGAAAAGGCAAACCAAAAGATAGAAGCGTTGGATGTGAAGATTGACAAACTCACATACGCCCTTAAAAAGTCCGATTCGTGTTTGGCAGCAACCATGACCGAAATACGCATCATGCAAACAATGAAAAAGTTATGAAAAACCTTTTAATCGTATTTAGTGCATTGTTTATCACTGGTTATGTGTTCACAATTGCCCACGCCAAACCAAGCCCACAGATTGACGAAATAGACGCGTTGCTTAACAAGGTATCAAAAAACCTACAAAGTGCGGGAGAAGTCACCAAAATGGCTCAAACGATGAATGCAAAGATGGTTGAATCAAAGGTTGCAGAAAAAGAAGCGTTAAAAGCGGATGTTGCCAAGGCACAAGCCAAGGCGGAAAAGTATGCAAAGACCATGATGTTTATGGGGATTGATACAGCGGACATAGACACGGCATCCATTTCAAACATGATTAAATTAAACGGGTTGTAATGGCAAAGGTTTCCAACACATCAACATTTCGTGCCAAGCCCAAACGCAAATTGGGAAGGCATACGAAGTCAGTTAACAAACACAAATCATCCAAACCATATAAAGGCCAAGGCAAATGAAAAAGATATTCGAGATTTTCAAAGGCGATAAAGGCGAATTGAGTTCCAAGCGGTTCGTGGGAATCATTGGGGCGTTCGTACTATTCGGAACGATGGCACACAATTCCATGTCACCACAAGATATTGCACCATCCAAAGAATTGGTGGAGGCGGTGGAATGGATCGTGATAATGTCATTGGGTTTTACATCAATTGATAAATTCAGCAAACAAAATGAAAATTAAACAAGTACCATTTCGGGCATACAATCGCGAAGCGGTGAAGAAAACCCAGGTGTATTTACACCACACGGCGGGAAATGGAAGCGGTGAACAAACATTTGCATATTGGGAAAAGGTAGCCAATAAGGTTTCAACTTGTGTGGCCATCTCAACCGATGGAACAATCGTGCAAGGATTTGGAAGCGAGTATTGGGCGTATCATTTGGGATTGGGAACCAAGCATTTCCAACCTTTGGGATGTCCTTATTTGCCGTTGGACAAAACATCAATTGGTATTGAGGTATGCAATTGGGGGCCAATCACCAAGAAGGGAACAAAGTTTTACAACTATGTGGGTGGTGAAATACCCGCGGACCAAGTAACCGAATTGGAAAAACCATACAAGGGATACAAGTTGTGGCATTCATACACGGATGAACAAATCGCATCCATCAAAGACCTTTTGATCCTATGGTCAACCAAATACGGCATCCCATTGGAATACAATGAAGATATTTGGGCAGTAACCAAACGGGCATTGAAGAATGAACCAGGCGTTTATACACACAATTCAGTTCGCCCCGATAAGGCGGATGTGTACCCATGCCCAAAATTGATTGCCATGTTGCAATCACTCACAAAGGAATAACGCCATTCACAAAGAAAGTGGGTTTTGGCTCACTTTTTTTTAATCTTTTTGTATTTGGAATTTGGAATTACAAATAATAACCCCGTATTTTGAATCATAATACAAACGGATATGAAAAATTTAACACCAAAACAACTCGAAAAATTGGAAAACCAAATCGGCACATTGTCATTCAAATTGTACAAAATTTGCCAACAAGTCAAAGTATCGGACAAAAACGACGAATTGATGGATGAGCGTTTTGATGATTACGACAGCCAAACACAAGAAGCCATGATTGTTAAATTGAATCATGTTGACTTCTTTTTGGATGAGTTACATTGCTTAATTCAATCAATTCGTGAAAACGAGGGGGCATAATCGCCCCCAATAATTTTGTATTACAAATAACAAATTGTATATTCGCATAAGACAAATAACACTATGGATATCATTTACCTAATCATCGTTGCCCCTATCACCATTGCGGTGATGTATGCGTGGCATTGTATCAAACGCAATTCCAAGCGTTTCCAACAAACCGAGGAAGCCAAACCCTACCAATTTGAACGCGATGAAATCATCCCCGAATTTGATGAGTTCACCCAAATGTTAGTTCAACGCAGAATGTACAAAGGGAGGGCCGACAAATGAAAATCCTTTACCCCTTAAACTTTCTATTCGCTGATGAAATGGAACAAGTAGTTGGAGTAATCCAAAAAAGCGAATACATGAGCCAATCAATCAAGGTTGTGGAAAAGCGTTATTTCAAATCCCCAGGTACGGACATTGATAGCGGTGCAATGGTTTTGGAAATTTCCGAAATTGGATTGCTTTATCACCTTGGGGTGGCGGTTGGCCTTAGCAAGATACCATTTTAATTTTATGACAACATACGAAGCATTAAACGAAGTATTCAGCAAATCAAACAAAGAGTTATCCGAGTTATTGCAAACCAATTACTACACAGTTACCACATGGAAATTTCAATTTAAGCGTAACGGGTTATCAATGGAAAAGCAATTCGAGATTTTACAAAAACTAAATTACAACCTAACAAATCAAATATCATGGAACAAAACAAAAGAAGTGCGGTAACCAATGTAACCGCCAACGGAACTTACAACGGCCAGTATGGTATGTTGTACAAATTTCAAGTGTCATTCGCCAACGGAGATGTGGCCGAGTACAACGCCAAAACCCAAAACCAAACCAAGTTTGTGGTGGGCCAGGAAGTGGACTATGTGTTAACGGATCGGGAGTACCAAGGCACAATTTATTACAAATGTAAACCCGCCGAGGTTCAGCAAGGTGGATTCCAAGCCCCGAAACCCAAGGATCCCGACACGGGCAAACACATCATGAGAATGAGTGTGTTAAAAGTTGCGGGCGATTTGGCCATCAATGGGGATATCAAGTTGCAAGAAGTATTGGCATACGCCCAAATCTTTGAACAGTATGTTTTGACTGGCACCGACACCTTATCACAATACAAACCAATCGCAAAAGGAAGCGATGATTTGCCATTCTAATGAAACACATGATTGAAACATTGAGCGATACAATGTTGGAAGTTGGGGGCGGTAATTATTGCCCCCTTCAATTCCACATCGAGTTAAAAGAACTTGCCGATACCATCAAGAATTTCCAAGACCAAATCAAACCATTGGCATTGAACGAAGCATCCAAATGGAACGGGCAAGTGTATTGTGGTTATGAGATAACACGGAAAGCGGGTGCGGGGCGTTATTCATACGACCACATCCCCCAGGTGGTGGAACTCAAAAACGCACTCAAAGAACGCGAGAAACTGCACCAAATGGCTTACAAGAACATGAACAAAGGTTTGTTCCTAAACGAGCAAACGGGCGAGGTGTACGAACCCGCACAATATGTTTCCAACGAAGATTCAATTTTAATCAAAGCCGTAAAATGAAAAACATACTAATCGTATTTACAACAATCGTTTTGGGATTGGCTTATGGATGGTGCATTGTGCATTATCCAATCATGGCCCAAATCATCGCGGGTGGAATGGGGTTAGGATTTTTATTCGTGGCGATGATAGCGTTGTACCAACTTAAAAAGGAAGGGGGCAATGATGCCCCCCAATCCAATTGATATGACAAATAACAAAAAGGACTTTGCAAATATAGTTGTTTTTTGTATATTCGTGTTAGTAACGGAATGTCGCATATTCCAAAGTTACAAAGATATTTACCCGATTGAGTTAGTGTGCAATGCGACTGCCACTTACTTAGTCGGGTTTTTTTATGGAAAACACTGGTCAAATAATTAGAAGCAAGAAAACGGGGAAAAGCAGATTCACCCCCGTGAGTAACGACATTTTACAAAGCAAGGTATTGACTTGCGAGGAAAAAAGCATTTTGGTTCACCTATTATCATTGCCCGAAGATTGGGTAGTTTACAAAACATTGATATGGCAAGACATGAATATCGGGCGTGGGCGATTTAACACGGCATGGATTGGGTTGGTTGACAAAGGGTATATTATTTCCGTTCGGGTAATTGATACCAATACCAACCTGGTTCGTGGATGGAATCATATGGTGGTTGAAGAACCCGTATTGTCCGACCATTCGGAAATCCCGCCGTCGGACTTACCGAAATTCGGTGTGTCCGAAAATGGGGGTATTAATAAAGTAATAACTGAACAAAGTAATAACTTACAAAATAATAAAAATACAAATAAAGATATGTGTGATTTGGATTTTGAAGAATTATGGAAGTTGTATCCAAGACATGAAAACAAAAAATTGGCAAAGGATCGTTACAAACGATTACCCATTAATACGCAAACCATCGTCAAAGAACATCTCCCGCGGTTCGTGGATTTTGTCAAACGCGAAAAAACCGAGCATCGTTTTATCCCGCATTTGGCCACATATTTGAGCAAAGAGCGGTATTTGGATGCGATTAATCCACAGAGTGTGGAAAATAAGGGAAGTTGGTTGGATCAATTTAGATAATATATTTACACCATGACAAATAAACAATGGGTTTACGACCTAACGGACATTGAAATTGCCACCGCCATTGACAAATTGGTTCGGGTGGGCGATATTGAACCAAACGAAGCCATGAAAGAAATCGTGGATTTGCTCAAACAAACTTATTCCCGTTATCACTTCCTTTTATTTGAAAAGGCATTTGATGCGTATTTGATTGGTTCGATGTCGGACATTCACCGCGTTAAAAAAATCAACGCAGTATTCCTCACAAACATCATCAATCGGTTTATCAAGGATGTGAAAGTACCCAGGTACAACCCGTTTGAAAAAGCACCCACGGAGGTGGTGTACACGGATGAAGAAGTTTACCAACAAGGCATCACCACATTGAAGCATTTGAAAAACGATTTTATCAAGGCATATTGGGAACACGATGCCGATTCGCGATTGTCGTTGGTATTGCTCAAAATCGGTTATGACTTTGTAACCAAACATAAAATGTACGAAGCGGATTTGGTGGAATACGATACCATGAAACAATGGTTGTACGATTTTGAACAACGCAAAAACGCACACATAAAACGAAACATTGAAAACGAAAACAAACACCGCCAGGTGGGAAGCATCGTGGATCATTTGATGTCATCCCCAACGGCAATTGAAACCTTGGACAAAGCCACAAAAATGGCGTTAATCTTAAAATCAAAGACAAATGAAAATGGACATTAAAAAAACGGTGATTGAGTTGTTAACCCAATACTCCGACTTCAAAGACAACGACCAACAATTGGTGGCGTGGTTCTGGAAACTTGAAATGGAAGCCCACGGCTATCCCGCATCAAACACCCCAACACAAACATTCTTCAAACTGATGGCATTT